CTTTTATTGTATGAGATATGAACCCACCCAGAATTAGCTTTATCTTTTTCCCAGAACTCTAATATGACTTGATCGTATTCTAAATTATTAACTACCCAATCAGCAAGTTCTTTATTAGGAACTCCTAAGACTTCACAATCAACTGCCATACCCAAACAATGTTGTGATGTAACAGAACTTCCTATGGCTTTGCAAAGTTCAGGTGATCTATAACCTGAAGTAATTTTTATATCGCCAAATTTATTTATAATTGGTTCAATAACTTCGTAGATTAATGTTTGAAGATTAAATAAAGATTGATCGTTAGGAATATTATTAATACCAAGTCTTGTAGCAGTCTCGCTAAATAATAATTCTTTTAAACTAACTTGCCTATCCATTTGCCTTCTCTATTTAAAACACAAGGTAATAACTTTGGTTGTGAATCTATAATTAAACCAGTTCCTACAATAAATCTAGTTTTAAAATTCTTTGCATATTCAAAAGCTAAAGATTTTTGATCTATTAAACAACCTACTTGCATACCCCAAAACAAATTATCAGGGTTCGCCCAGTATTCAATTTTAAATTTTGTGTGGAAGTGTCCCTGCACACAATTCATTCCATTAGTTTGTGATACTTTTAAAACGTCAGCAGAACGACCATGAGTAAATAAGCATCTTTGTTTATTTGGTAAAGTGATAGTCAAATCATCTGCCCACTTCCATTTCTTAGTTCCTAAAAATTCTCCATACTCTTTTAGATATGCTCTTGGCATACCATGTTTTAAAGCACGTCTATAAACCATTGATGAATGGTTAGAATCTATTTCTATAAGTTCAGGGAATATTGATTCTAATTCTTTAACATAATCTTTTGCTTTAACAAGTTCGTGTCCAGCAGAAAATAAATCTGGGTTTGAATCATGGAATGAGAGTGCATGACTATCTAATAAATCGCCTATACTCATTACGAATGTTGGCTTGTATTGTTTTTTAATTTCTTTTAAGAAGTCAAAAGAATCTTGCCTATGATATGGTAGGTGCAAATCAGATATAACCAGAATCCTTCTAGTGTCCATAGGAACTCCTATTAGTTGTATTTGTTTTACTTAGCAAGAAATATTGTGATTAATGCCAAAGACAAAGCACCAAGTCCACAAAGAATAGACCAGAATAAAGATTCTACTTTTTTCTCCAGCTTATAAACTGAACAACCAAGTATTTTTATTTCTCTTTTAATTCCTGTAATATGCCCTTTAAATGTAAGAGATTGTAATTCGTCTGATTTTTTTGTCATTGTCTTTTTCGGTACATTTGCAAGACTTCAAAAGACAACAACCATTTGCTAGTTTGTAAATGCACATTAATTTTGTGCAATCTGTTTATCAAACAATTATGCTTAGATAAAGTTATTTTTTTGTGTAAAACTGTTCTACGTTCTTAGCGTAGTCTTTCCAAAATGTTTTAACATCTTCAAAAGCATCTGCGTAGAACTTAGTCCAATAGTTTTTAAAGTCTGAATAGTTTAGCATTGTTATCTCCATTTGTTATTGCCAACATATAATGTTGCAACCCAAGAAGTTCAAGACTATTTGATGTTTAAATGTATTTTAATTGACTCTATAAAGTCGTTAATTGCAAGTTCGTATTTCCAACCAAGATAAAGTCCTAAGATAGTTCCAAGTATAAATGTTATCATATTTTTTTAATCACTTCTTCTAATGATTCTAAAACTTCCCAACCAGTAGTACCATTATGAAGTATTGTTGTATTTTTGTTTGTACTAAAAATAGATGTTATATTATTAATGTTTAAGTAGATAGCTTTTCCTTTATAATCAGGATTATCAGCAACATTAGTAAATCCAATAAACTTATCAGATTTATTTTCTAGTTTTAATTTTGTGATTTTTTGTTTTTCTAACTTAATTACTTTTGACATATACCTTCCTGATTAATTATCTTGTTTTAATTTCCCAATTTATAATAGATTCGTTCCAAGAATAATATTGATTATCTTCTAATTCTGTTGTTGGCATAGTAACTGGTGCATCAAAAATACAAGTATCTTCATTTAATATCCAAGAATTAAAAGGTTTAGGTGGAATAAAAGCATCTCTTGTTTGATCGTATTGATAACCTATTCCAGCAAAATTTTTTCTAATTTTAGAATTATAAGAAGTTTGAATTACAGGTAAATGATTATCGTTAAATGTTTTTTTTAAAAAATCTATTCCTGCTTGTTCTGTTGTTGCTATTTCATTAGATACTACAACTACTTGATCTACTATATTACCTGCTTTTAAAATTGCAAAATGTGCCATAATTTATCCTGTGTAAGTTCCTGTGCTTGTAAATTTTAATATTGTATTACTTCCTGATGTTGTAATTGTAGGAGAACCTGTTGATGTTCCTGAATAACTTGCTGTTGGAATTGAAAGTATTACTACTCCTGAACCTCCATTTAAACCAGCACTTGTTCCAGCAGCACCTCCTCCTCCTCCTCCAGTATTTGCTGTTCCAGCAGTTCCACCAGTACCAGTATTACTTTTACCAGTTCCACCACCACCTGTTCCTCCTGCACCACCTGAACCACCTTCATTTCCACTACCTCCACCTCCAGCATAAGTTACTGATGAACCTGTTATAGAACTTGCTGTTCCATTTCCACCAATTCCTGCTGTATTTTCACCTCCATCATCACCACCAACTGCACCTGCACCTCCTCCTCCTCCTCCTCCATTAGTATTAGTTGCAGTACCACCTGCGTTACCTTGTCCAACAGTTCCTGAACCACCTGCTGATGTTCCTCCTGTTGAACCTCCACCTCCACCAGAACCACCAGAATTACCAGAAACAGTACTACCACCACCATAAGAACCACCTCCACCTCCAACTGATGCAGTCAAACCTGTGATTGATGAATTAGATCCATTTGTACCATTATTTGAACCTGAAGACCCACCATTTCCTCCTGCACCAACAGTTATTGTATAAACTGTGTTTGTCTCAAATGTTGTTGTAGATGTAAGTAATCCTCCAGCACCTCCACCACCACCTCCATTATTACCACCACCACCACCACCACCAGCTACAATTAAATAAGAAACTGAATAAGTTACTGGTGTTTCAAAAGTTACATCATCATCAACTGTTGGAATCCAACCTTTTGTTGAACCAGAATAAACTAATGTAACTGACTGACCATTTGTATTATAAACTGGGTTTGTAGTTGTGTCACCTTGAAAGTTTAAAGAATTTTGATTTATTGTAACTGCATTAGTTCCCCATTTTCTAGCATAGTCAGCTAATATAATTGTATCACCATTAGTTGCAGAAGCAGGTAATGTAACAGTACAAGCATTTGAAGTTGTGTTAATCCAATATCCTCTACCAGCAACAGCAGTTAATGTAGAAGCAGTAACAATAGATTGCCAAGCTAAACTACCAACTGTTGCAAAAGATAAAACTCCTGAACCATTTGTTTGAAGAACCTGTCCATTCGTTCCGTCAGCAGAAGGTAATTGAAATGTTACATCAGCAGATAAAGAAGCTGGTGCTGATAATGAAACATAGTTAGTTCCATTAGCTGTTGCTTCTCTAAAACGAATCTCTTTGTCATTGTCTATAATTAAATTTACTGTTGAAGTTGTAGCTGAATCTGAAAGTGTTAAAACTGTTCCTGTCGCAGTAGTTGATAGTCCAGTAATTGATACTGTTGAATCTAACCAATTTACTGTGTTAGTTGAATGGTCAATAGTTGCTAAAGATATATCATCAGCACCATCATAATATTTTAATGTAGGAGAAGTTGCAGTTGTTGTATCTAACCAAAGCTGACCAGCTACTGCACCAGTTGGTCTAGTAGTTCCTGAATTTGTAGTTTGTATTGCTGATAGTGCGTTGTTAAGATCAGATCTAAAAGAACTGAATCCTTGATTTGCTATGTTATAATCGTGTTGTGCCATATTCTATCTAATATCCTTTAGCTAAGTAATCAAAAGTTTTACTAACTCCTGAACCAGCACTATTTTTAAATGCTACATTGAAACCATTAACAGTTTTACTTGAAATTGTAAAGTAATCTCCTGTGTTTAATCCTTGTGCTGTAATTCCTACTGCATAACTTGATGAATAAAAAGGATAAGTAAAAGTTACTGAGTAAGTTCCTGTTCCTGAAACAATATCATTACCACTAAATATTCTATCTTCCATATCTATTGTAATTGATAAAGCTGATACAACTGGTGTTGAAGATAAATCAGATGAAGTCATCATAACTCTAAAGCGATAATATCTTGCTGTATAATCTCCAATTACAAAGTTTCTGTAAGTACTCCAAGTTACATTGTCATTAGATAAAGATATTTCTAAATGTGCATTACAGTTAGCTGGTGCATCTCCATCAAAGTTAGAACCTGCATCATCAAAGTCTCCAGTTTTTGCATCAAACAAATCATCTAAGTTGTCAGCAGTTTGAGTAATAAAAGCTGTTACTCTTGATGTGTAAATAGAACCAAGATCAATAGGATTTGCAAAGTAATAATAACCTAAAGGATATAAATCAAAAGTACCAATACCAGAATCAAAGAATGAAGTTCCTGAATCAAAATTTCCTGTGCCAGAATCAAATAGTTCTGAAGAATCCAATCTAATTGTATTATCTATTACTACTGTTCTATAAGTTGTTCCTGCAAATGTTGGAGATTCTGTTTGAGTTGTAATAGCATTAAAGTTTCCAATAGAAGTTAAATTAGTTGCTATGATAGCTTCATTAGCAGAATAGTTACCATTTTTATCTACTGCTTTTATTAGGTAGCTTCCTGTTCTTGCTGGTACAGTAATTGATGTTGCTGGTCTTGCAACTTTTTCTACTAAAGAAACAGAATCATTCCAATCAGCACCAGTTGTTAATGGAGAGTATCTAATTGTGTAATGTGCTAAATCTAAGTCGCCAATTTGTGTCCAAGCCAAATGTGCATCAGTTCCAATAATGTTACAAGAAAAATCTTGTACATCTTCTGGTGGTGCTGTTCCACCAATAATAATTCTTGTTGCAGTAGTATATGTAGAACCAACTCCTAAAGTATTAAATGCTTTTACTCTTACATTGTAAGTTGAACCATCTATTACGTTTAATATTCTTTGGTTTAATCCTTTTCCTTGTCCAGCAATAATGTAATCAGTAGCTGTACTTAGTTTGTATTCTACTTGGTAGTAGTCCACAAAACTATCTGGCGAAGTACCTATTGTTACATCTAAAGCTGTAATAACAACTCCATCACTATAAAGAATTAATTGATCGCTTAATGTAACTGAAGCTGGTGCAGATACACTATTAGGATTTGGTAAAGTTGTATCAGCTATTACTGGTGCTTGTGCTTTAACTGACCAAGTATAGAAATTATCTTGATGCTCAATTAATTGTAATGAAACTGTTGAATCTGAATTAATTGATAAACCCATTACTCTAAATACCTTCGCACTAAATCCACCAGTTACATAAGTTAAATCAACAATATCTCCAATCGTTACGTTTAATGCTTCTGAAGTGCATCTTAATTCAACACCTAAAGCATTTCTTGAACGTCTTAATATAATCTCACAAAGTTCTTCAGCTTGATAAGGATTTGTTATATGTTTAAAATCAAATCTACCTTCTAATAAAATAGAATTATCAGCAGATAACATTGTTGCGTGTTGGTCAGCTACATCTAAAGCTGAATCATCAAAGGGTGGAAAAGATACTGTATCATTTTGCCAGTTCTTATTTGGATTACAGAATGTTCCTATAACTCTATTGTATTTAGAATTTTTCTTTTCTCCTAAAATTTTAATACCACCAATAATATTATCTTTGTTTAAACTTAAAACTGATACACCAGAATCTTCTATAATTAATTTGTATTTACCTTGCGTATAAGTAAATATTGCTTTCATTGGAGTTAGTAATTCTTTTACATTGTCTATTACTTTTTGTGATGAATCTAATACTGCGTTTGTTGTTAATAAACTTATTGCTGTTCCAGTTGTATAGGGAGTTACTTGTGTGTCGCAAGTATTTGCTGAACTTTTAAATGAATCGTAATTAGTTTCAAAAGCAGAAGTAGGTAATCCTTTTCCATATCTGCTATTTCTTAAATAGTCTAAAAGAATTAAAGATGAATTATTAGAATAAGCCCAAGTAGAAGAAGTTGATTCTCTATGTGAACCTGAACCACCTTTAGTAGAATCTAATCTTGGGTCATAAATTTTTTTTCCTTTTAGAGTTACTTTAACATCAGGCAATCCATTAAAAGCATCTTGATTCCAAGTAAATTTAAAAGCAACATAAGCAACACCAGATAGTTTGTAATTAGAATCCCAGTTTGTACTTTCGTCTAGCAAAGAAGAAGTTGATTGATTGTCTAATCCATAAAATCCTTGGACTGATATTAAACTAGCACCATCTTTATAAAAATTAGTATCAGCACTTCCAACAGTCCTAACAGTTCCATCAGTTAATGCACCAGACCAAGTTACTAATTTGTCGTCAATATAAATTGCGTCAATAGATTCTATTCCTGCATCTCCACCTTCGCAAAGAACTCCTGCTATATAAAGATTTGTATTAGTTGCACCTGAACTTTCCACAAATACTCGTGAAATACCAACTTGTCTTAATCCATAAACTATTGGTATATTTGCGTCATTAGAATCTTTATTAACAAGTACACCTTGTGCTGATTCAAAATTAGAATTAAAAGAAGGTGATTTAGGTTTAGAAGGTTGTAACCAGCTTAATGCTGTTGACACTATAGAAGTTATAGTGCTAAATACTTTTGTAACTGATTTGAATATACTACCCATTTAATCTCCCACCTAAATTCCAGCTTGGTTTAGTTAGTCTCATTTGATGTTTAACAATCTTATCTTCTTTAACTCTTATCCATTTAATTGGTTTGTCTACTCCATATAAGTTTGTGAAATGATCTTTAGTCCAAGACATAATTTCTTTTAGGTTTCTTTTAGCTAATGTTTCAATATGCCAAAGATTGTTTCCACAATTCCATTCATTAGATTTTAGTTGTCCAGTTTTCATAAATTTATGTTCTACTATATCGTTAATCAACGCCCAATTTGTATAACCAATAATTTCATCTTTATCTCTATGAATCTGATATTGTCCAAGATTATAAGAAGGCAAAATATGATTAGCGATTTGTCCATAAGTATATTTGTTATATTTTTCAAAATGTCTATACACCGATATAATTCGGTAAAAGTCATTCATGCCCTTCCCCATTTAATTTCTTTAACTGATTGTGATGCGTAATCAAAACCTTTATCAGTAGAGAAATATAATTTTTGTGAATTAGTATTTGTTTTTCTTCCAGCAATTTTATCAAAATCTGCCCAATGAGATGCTATTGAAATTGCAACTTCAGAAGTATTATCTGTTTCTGTAATATTAAAATTTTCTATTCTTCCATCAAATAAAAGAAATGGGCTAGATATTACTGCTTGGTTTGAATCTAAAAATGCCCTGTAAACAAATGCTTGTTTATTCATATAGTCATTATCTAAAAATAAACTTATTATTGTTTGATCTGCACCAGTAAATTTTATAACCAAGTCATTAACTGACACTTCGGAAGTTTCTGATGCGTCTGATACTCCTAAGATTAATGAAGATGATGCGTAGTTATTTCCATCATAAGATATATCTTTATAATGATCTGTAAAATAATATCCTGTGCTTACTCCAATATATATTAAATCAACTGGATTAAGTTTATCTGTTGCAAGTTCAGTTATTAAATCTGCTGATAATGACCTTGCCATTATAGTACCTCTATAACGTCAAGCTGATATTGAAATAAATTTTCTGTACCTATGTTAAATTCTTGAACATCTGCAACAAGTCCTAAAGTAAAATCAACACTAGAATAAATTAAAATTGCATTGTCAGATACACCAGTTCTTAATGGTGGTTCAAAAGTTAATGTGCCTTGACCAGAACCATTAGAAGATACATCTGCCATAACCATATAAACTTTTGTTTGTCCTGTGAATCTAAAATAATCTCCTGCTTTAAATACTCCTGAAGTGCTGTTTGCCATTCCATCTATTGCTACTGAAGTAACCCCTGCAAGAATAGCACCATTAACTCTAATAACTCCTGAAGCAACACCTAAAGGTGAAGATATAGTGGGTGGTGCGTATGTGAATGTTTCTAATTGTGATCTTTGTTTTATTATAAAAGCATTAATAGGAGAAAATTCTGCTCTTGTCATTGGTGGAAAACTAATAGTCATTCTAAATCTTTGCCCATCAATTTGTCTTGCTTGTCGTCTTCCAGAAGTTGTTGTTGAAACAATAGTATTCTGTTGCGAAGATATTGATGCTGAACTAGCTACTGGACTCGCAGGAAATGTTCCACTCATACTAAATTAGATTTACCTCTTGCGTTAAGTGCTTGATTAACCAAATTTGTAATTGTTGCTCTATTATTAATTAATAACTCTTGAACTCCTTTAACATCTGTTGCATTTATTGTAAAATTAATACTTGTTGAACCATTAGTTCCTAAATCGTGATTTGGTACCATTGTACCACTTTGATTAGGTATAAATAATTCTCTACCACGTTCTCCTACCATGTAAGGTTGCCCAGCATTTAAAGCACCACCTTCTGCGGCACCAAAGATCATCATTCCAATATCAAATAAAGTTCCCATATCAAATCCACCATCTCCACCACCACCCCCACCAAACATATTTCCTACACTTCCAAGTATGTCTCCTAAAGAACCACCTATTGAATTAAATATATCTCCAACACTAGAACCTAAGTTACCAAGAATATCCATTAAGCTACTTCCAATATCACTAAATATTTGTGAACTGTAATCGCTTATTGAACCAAAAATATCTGAGATAGAAGTAAATATGTCGTCAAAAGAAGTTTTTAATTTATTATACAATTCATCAAATATATTTCCTAATTGTTTTTTAACCATATCTTCTGGTTTTGCAGTACCAGTTGTTCTTCCATCAAGTTCAGCTTGTTTTTGTTTTTCACTTGTTATTTGTTTTTCAACTCCAAGTTTTTGTAAACCTATTAATACTGCAAATTGATCTAATGCTATCAAAGCGATTTTTATTAATTGTTCCTCAATAAGATTGGCAATAATTTTTATTAGAAGTTTTTGTGCTATTTCTTTAAATGTATCTTGTAATTTTTTACCAAGAACTAATGATTCAGCAAGACCTAGTGATACTGACCTAATCGCATCTACTGTTCCTTTCGCTATTATTTTGTTTATATCTGTCCATTGTATTTCAAATGCTTTTGAAGCTACAGTTAATTGTGAAAAAACTTCTTCAATTAATGTATTTGGTTCAGGTGTAGTTGGTTTGTCTGGTGCAACTTTTGGTTTGCCACCCATTCCTATTGCTTCTTCATAACCTTTTCTTGCATCTTTGTATGCTTTTACACCTTTTCCTATTGCGTCAGAAACATAACCAAGACCAGTTCCTATAAGACCAAGAAATTTTACAAATTCTGAATTTTTTACAAGATCAATTATATCTTTAAGTAAAATAAATGTTTCTGCTAAAACTTTATTTAAACCACTATCCCCTAATGATGCTATTAACTTTTCTCCAGCATTTTTAACATCATCAAATGTTGTAGATAGGTTTTTAGCATTTGCGGCTTCAGTTCCACCAAATGTATTTTTTAATCCTTGTTTTAATAAATCTAATACATATTTAGTACCAGAAACACTTTTTAAATATTCTTCTACTGAGTCTTTGCTTAAACCAAATTGTTCTCTTAATATTTTAAATACTGGTACTAATTCACTTTCTAATCTTCTAAATTGCAGTAATCCCATTCCACCTTCAGTACCTTTAGTAAATAATAGTATTAAAGCATTTAATGTTTCTAATGGTTGCCTTGTAGCTGATGCTGTGTCTGTAAATGTTTTAAGTAATTCTTCTGTTGGGTTTATTCCTGATCTATAAAGTGCAATAAAAGCATTAGATAAATCTTTTATGTTGAATCTAGATGTTTCTGAAAACTTATTTAAAAAATCAAATGCTCTACCACCTTGTTGTGCAGAACCAGTAACTTGGTTTAATGCAACTTTCATATCTTGGAAAGCTGTCAGAATACTAAAAGTGCCTCTTATTACTTCTGCTGTAATGAAAGTTTTTAATACGTTAGAAAATGTGAAGAAACTTGTTGTTACTTCTTTTGTTTGTTTGTCTATTCCTCTTAAATTATTTTGTAAATCAGTAAGTGCCTTCTTAGTATTATCTATTGCGTTTAGGGTAATGTTTATTTGTTCTGCCATAATTTAATTTCTCTTTATCTGCCTTCACTTTAAAATACCCTATCCAATAATAAAATTCTTCTTGTGTCATCAAGAGAACTTCGTCCATACTTTTTTTTAATTCATGACCAAGAGCAAGTATGGTATATAACTCAGGATCAAATCTTACTTTTTTTCTGCGTCCTCGTAAGAAACACCATTCAACATTTCTGTTGATACTTTAGCTATAACATTTGCATCAGCATTATTCAATAATGTTAGCTTGTCATCTAGCTTAAATATTTTATTTCCTTCTCCATCTTTTGCTTTAAGAACGATTGCATCTACTAGAACTCCCAAGTCATCATTCTTTGCACCTTTGAAAAGATTTCTTTTTTCTCCAAGTGTAAATGGTGAACAATATATTATTAAAGGTTTGCCTTCCTCGCCCCACTCAGCTACCTCAATCTTTTTTATACCAAGACTTTCAAACTGTGCCTTCACTCTATCTATTACTGCCATATATCTTCCTTTTCTATTTAATTAATTAACTTGCTGTTGATAATGATAATGTTCCAGTTCCTTGAAAACTAATAGATGATTCAACTAGTCCATCAAAAGAAGCAGATACAGATTTACCAGTTACAATAGCTGTTCCTGTGTAATACTTATCTCCTGCTGTAGCACCTTCAAAATAAAAAGATACTGTAATTTCAGAACCT